ATCGTGAGAACCTGTTACTAAGTAGATTTTTTTGTCTTCGTTTTTCATAGCGTTTGTTTTTAAAAGTTAAATTGTTTTCCCGTTTTGAGATATTCAAAGATAGTTCTTTTCAACAAATGTCAATAACATTTATGTAATTTATAATCATTCTAAATAAGGAATGTAGTAAAATCAAGCGTTTCAGTAAAAAAATAGGCGCAATTTATATTGATTCTAAATAAGAAAAGCACTTAATTAGGGTAATTTGTGGCTCATTATGTTATAAAATAAGGCTCATTTGTTTACTTATTATGGTTATGTCCATATTTTGCATGAATTGTACCAAGTTTTTAATGCTATAACCTTATTAAATTAGATTTTTGTAAGGCTATTCCCTAATAACATATAATATATTCCCTGATAACATATAATAATTAGTGAGTCCATTCCCTATAATGTTTCATATAATTTACAAAAAGTAGCTATTATACTATTCATAAGTAGCATTATGCCTTGATTTTGGCTAATATATTAAGCATTAAAATATAATTTAGGGACAACATTAAAATATAATTTTGATTATGCTATCGAAAAAAGCATTATTGATTGGTTTTCGCTAATTGATTAAGCAATATTTTGGAAAAATTCATGCACTTCATGTATAGATTGTGGAAAAATTTATACATTAAATCGGTTATTTGCCGTTTATGGTGGAAAATTCTAACAAGATTTGTGACAAAAAAACCCCGATAAGCTAATGCCTACCGAGGTCTCCTATTACTCACGCTATGAGAGTTAGAAAATATGTGTAAGTCTATTTAAACTTCCAAATAAAAGATTTATATGTCTTCATTTTATTATTACAACAACTAGATATATTTCCAGCAGAAAAATTTAATTGTCTAACAATATCCATTATACAATTCCATTCATTAATTATAATTCCATTTTTATCATATTGAATTACTTTTTTACTTCTTGGATTATCAGCACTAAATATTCCTTTTCTATTTGATTCTCTTCCCTTTCTACCTTTAGAAGCATTAATTTCATCGCTATATTTTCTTCCTTTATTTGCTATGCTTATTTTGTCTTTTGAAATTTGATTATGTTTTTTACCTAACCAATTATTATTACCTTTTTGAGCAATCGACATTCTTTGTAATGTATCAAATGATGCTTTACCACTTCTATCATTAGTTTTTGTTAAAATACAATTTAAACCTACATTTAAACAATTATATAATTCTTGATAATGCCTTTCATAATTATTTAATTCTGATTCTAAACATTCTTTAGCTATTTCAAATGTATGATTAATAACACCATATTTTAAAAAAGAACGGTGTAATTTTATTTGTTTCTCATTTTTAACATACATTCTTTTATAACTAATAAATCTCTTTTCAATGTTTACACTTTGACCTATATAAATCCTATTACTTGGAGATGTTATTTTATAAATTCCTATCATATTTAAAGATACAAAGAAAAAACAAATAAAAGACTAAAAATATGTGTAAGCCGTGCGATTTGTCCGTGTTCTTTGTGATGTATAAACGCTTCTACTGCTTTAATAGATAAGTAGCCGTTTCGGTGATGCCAAGAGTCACTACCTGAAGGTGATCGTAATGATTCAACTGTGACGCCTATATAGTCTTTACTTGTCTTATGGTGTATGTGATGAGTATAAACGTAACGATGCTTCGACTCGCTCCATTCCTTAGGGAATTCGTGTGCCATTAGTAAAGGTAAGTCTGCTAATTTAGCACCGTCTCCGTGTGTAGTGCCTATTAAGTTCTTTCCATATAAGTACCCTTTCCTGTGAGCAATTGAGCAGTCAAAAGTAATGTTAGGGCAATCTTTAAACCAAGTTTGAATAACATCAGCAAGAAAAAAGCCACTTGTATAATCGTGGTTCGAAGGATTGAATGTAAAATGTACATCAGCAACTGATAATAAAGTTTCAAGAATTTCAACATATAGTTTTTTTGCAGTTAGAAAATTAGAATACCACATTCCATCCGTATCTTGTGGAGTTCCACTGGTAGTTGTTCGCTTAGGATTGTCAATGTGTAGAATATCGTTGCCACCGATAAATAATATCTTATCTATACAAACACCTGAAGATTTATCTAAAAGTCCTTGTACGCCTTCTCTGACTCTTTTAACGGCTATCTGAGTGTTATAGTCTTCTCCAACTTCGAATGATTCGCAAAGTTTACCTATATGAATGTCAGCAGGATCTATTACTAATAAGTGACCTTCTTTACTTGGTGTTCGTGTTATTGTAGGATATTTCGGTGCGTAATTACGAAGCTCGTTTAAAATTGATTCCTTTATAGAATGTAGTTTAGCTTCCTGTTCACTTTTAAAATTAGGATTCTTAAAGAATAAACTTGCAGATTTGGTTTTAAGCCATCCGTGTTTTACATCCTCATCGTTAATATCTGCTTCATCAGTAGCTTTTTTGATTGCTCTGTATTGATTGACAATATCGAATTCCTCCTCACTTAAACGAGGTCTGATTTCTTTACTCATAGCTTAAATTTTTTGGTAAATGTAAACTATTTATTGAATGGGTTGTATAATTTGTCTAAAATTCGTAAGGCAAAGTTTAAAATGAACCCTACAAGTAAACCCCAAAAGAATAAACGCCAATTTGTTTTTGCCTTCTCTTGTTTCTTATCTTTATAGATGTACTTGTACTTCAAAACATCTTGTTTAAGCACTTTTGTTTTGTACCTGTATTCAATTCGTGTTTCCCATTTAGTTTTAGGAATGTAAACATTTGCATATTTGATAATAGTATCTTTCTGCGTTATGATTTTTTCCCAATAAATCCTTCCGTCAATTACTACAGGAATGCTATCAATCGTGTTTATGCGGATAGTGTCTGAACTTTGTATTAATTCAAGTCCATTTTTTACTGCTTTTTTATAATGCCATACAGCACGCTTAGCGTGACTGCAAGCAAAAAGCAATGTGATTGTACTTAAAACTATTATAAGTCTCTTAAATTGCATAAAAACAAGCTTTAAAGTCGTTTAATCTATTCAACCACCCTTTAAGAAATACTGAATTTTTACCTTTGGCTATTGCTCTGAAAAATCTTTCACGCTCCACAAACATAACTGCAAGTAATTCTTTACCGTTTAGTGAGTTTATTGCGGTAATTGTTTGAGGCCCTATAGCACCATCAATAGTTACTTTAAGTCCGCACTGGTTAACGCACTTTTGAACGGTCTTAATTGCTTGACTTGTTCCTGAACCCCACGCTATCTCAGTTATAAAAATAGCAATAGTAATATCTGCAATTTTATCAGCTTTTACTCCATCCCAATAAGACCCTTTAAACACTTTAAACCAATCTTCGCTATTCATTGTTAGAAATCGGCTATCGTTATCGTGTCCAAAGGTATGTACGAAAGCAGCGTAGGTAATTCCTGCGTTAGTATGGTAACCTGTTTTGCCGTTAAATGGTGTAGGACAAGGGTATGATGCTGCTGAGTCGCTTGTATGCCTACTTAAACCGCCTTCCCATTTACGAATAAAGTGTACAAATGCATTAATATTTGAGTCCATCTATATCGGTTTTAATTATTTTTGCTCTTGCAAATAAAGCACGCATTGCTTCCCATAGGTTTAATCCTTTTACTGCAATAACATTTTCGTTTATGCTCATCAGTTCAATGCTTATCAGGATCAATGCAACTATTTTAGTAAGCATCAAAGGCACTGAAAAGAATTTAAGAATTATAGCATTTAAAATAAACTTGTCTATAAGAAAAAATAGAATAACGGTGATTTGGTAAAGCATCATTTTTGAAACAACACCGCTTAGTTTTCTGCTTGATATTTTCTCTTTTAGTTTTTTAGCTTTCCAAAGTCCAGTGATAGTATCTAAACCAATACAAAAACCTACAAGCATAAATAAACCACTTACAGGTAAAAAAAATGTCCAAAGAACCGCAAGTATTTTAGGAAAACTTGTTCTTATAGACGCTAGTAATATGAATAATTGCATTCTCAAAACTCCTCCTCGTTGCTAAATTGTTGAATCAGTTGGTAAGTTAAAAAGAAGATTATAGCACATCCGCCTAACGCCAAATAAAGTGTTCCTGTGCAATACATAGCAAGTGCTGCTGCGTATGCAAATATATAATAAATTATACCTAAAATTTGTAGTTGACTCATATTAGTTCGTTTATAACAGGCGAGTATTCAATTAAATTAATATCATTTAACCAATCAAAATCTGCATTCGTGTTCTGGTCTATTTCTTCCGTTGAAATAACCCAATCACCTAATGAATCTTGAATAGGATTAAAATAACTATCAGGTGCATATTGTTGACCTACTAATAAATCCTTTTCTTCTATTGTTAATAATCCTACTATCATACTTGTCTTGATAAAGTTGTTTGGAATGCTTGTACTCTTGTGTATAAATTAGTTGCATCAGTATCAGTTAAACCTGTACTTATATATTGTAATCCAAGTTCATAACTATTATACCAAATTGGACTTCCATTATCACTTCTTGCACCTAAAAAGAAATTAGCATTAGGAACTAAACTAATAACAGGTGTTGACTTTGTTGCTTTTAATACACCATTAGCATAAACCTTACCACTTAAATTTGAAATTCTTGAGAAATTAATTAATCCTGTTGTTGGTGTAAGTGTATAAGTAAATACATTACCATTTCCATCTGTTGAAAAGAATTTACTTGAAACACTATGATACATATCAAAATAATTTGTAACATCTCTAACTCCGTAAATTTGAGTTCCCGTTGTATTTTGAGTTCTTGAATAAATACCAAATGATAAACTATCAAAAACTAAATTAGTCGAAGGTTTAAACTTAGTATCTGCATAAGTATTTGTGCCATTAGGTAAAGCACCATTACTTGAATGAGTCCAACCACCGCTAAATACTAATCTAAATGCAGCGTCTAAATCTCTTGGGTCTTTAAGGTTAAATTTATGGCTTGTTGCCGTTCCTCCTACAAATGGATAAATTGCCTTCATTTTAGTCCAAAGTCCGTCAGTTTTTAAACCTGTTACCAAAGTATCAATTGCACTTTGTTGCGTTGCGTCAGTTATAGCAGCAGCAGTAATAAATGCTTGAGCATCTGCATCTCTATCAGAAGAAGAAGTACCAACTACATTAGTTAAACCACTCCAAGAAGTAGCTAGAGAAGAACCCCAACCTGTTGCATTGTTTGCTCCTTGTCCCCAACCGATTGCGTTATTTGCCGAGCCGTCACCCCATCCATTTTCATTTGCCATTGCTTATCTTTTTTAAAAAAGTCTTTAACTTCTTAATGTTTTCTTCTTTTGGTTTGTAGTTCTTTTTCATATATACCAACCTGTGTAATTGTTCATTGAATCGGGATACATATTTCCGTTTTGATTATTGTAATATTCGGGAAATAAATTATTGTTAAAACTAATATAGTTTATAAATCTTTCCGTATAATGTTGTGCAATTTGTCTTTCCTTTTCTATTAAGAAATCTACTTCATTTTTTTGTACATTTTCAGAGTTTTCAGATGAATGCTTATAAACTCCTTTATTTGCGATTGTGTAAGCTGCAAATGGTAAGTATTCAACCATTGCCCAATGTATTAACATAGGCTTTAAATAGACCTCAGTAAGTGATAAATAGTTACCTGCTAAAGCATCGTCTAATATATCCGCTTTAATCTTGTTAATTAGGTTCGTTCCTGTATAATTTTGTATATGAATATCTTGTGCTATCTTGACAAATTGTATAAACTTATCCGTGTCTACATTGCCGTTCATAGCAGTAAACTTTACAATATCATTTCTTGTTACTAAAAGTGCTTCTGCCATTAGTTAAATCTTTTATTAGTTGGTAAAAAGCCCTGATTAGGCATATCAATAGGTCTTACAGAAACTTGTTGTGGGTTTCTTATTCTATAACCTGCCTTTTCTGCTTTATTTGTGCTTACTGTTTTTGCGTTAGGACTTAATGGATCAATTCCCATTCCCTTGTCAAATGCTACGAATGTTTGTCTCATCCATTTATGATGACAAGCACCACCGCCTTTATATAACCAAATTGAATAAGTATCAGCTCCTTCAGGACCCCAACCTTTGTTTACTTCCATACTACCCATACGAATAATATCTTCTTTGCGATAAACTTTATTTGCTCTAACCATTGACTTGCAAAATTCACGAGTATTTTCGCTTATTCCTCCGTTATATCTATATCGTGTTATAAATCTAACATCATTAATTATATCGTCTTGTTTAGATGAAGCTCGTGGATTTGCAACGCCAGTGCTTACAAAATTATATACCTTAGATAAAAGGCTTTGTTTAGGATTGTTTGCTTTTTCTATTTCAGCGTCTATTGCGTCTTCTTGGTCGTAATCAACTTCAAATTCATCTATTAACACCCAATCTTCTTGCATATCTTCTCCTAAGTCTATAAGTTCGTTTGTTTGTGAACTTAATTCAGTTCCTGTTTCTTCGGCAACTTGCTCAGTAGTTTGAGTATTTTCTAAATCAGTAAATTCTAAAGGTTGTAATGTTCTAAAGAATAGTTTTAAAGCAATTCCATTATAAGCAAGTATCTTATCAAATGCTTCGCAGATTTCCTCTTGCATTGGTCTAATAACCATATTGTCAAAAAGTATGCTTGAGTTCATTAATTCATCTGCATTTGAACTAAAACCTGTTGAGGTAGCTAAACCAAATAATAAAGGACTTGTAACATTGTGTCCGAACATTATTTTCTTAGTACATTCTTCGCTTAAATATGTGTAATGCTCTGGAGCATCATTTAAAGGAATATCAGTTACATCAGTTTTGCTTTCTGCATTGTTGTTAAATGCAACAATTACTTTTTGTCCTCTGCTTCCTGTTAACTTATTTAATACTTTTCTTGAAATAATTTCTTGTTGTTCTTCTGAAGGAACTCCGTTATTAAAATTAACTATTTTAGTTCCTGAGAATCCGTTTTGAACTTCGTTTATTAAATAATCAGCTACTTCTTCTTCAAGTAATGCATAAGGCAAAGCTCCTTGATAATCTGGATAAGCGTAATACTTCATTCCAACTGCATACGGCTTAGAAAACAATATCTCAATCTCGTCTTTTGATGTGCCAAACGCAGCGTATCTTACAGGCTTAAATTTCTTTGTGTCTTCCCAATTATCTGAATAGTAATAACCTTCTATTTCCCCGTATTGATTGCACTTTTCACTTCTAATTAAGTTTACTGGAATATGAAAAGCCTTAAGGATGTTTTTTCTATCTTTTGAATAATGAACTTGTACTGCAAATTGACCTAACATTTTACGGTCTATAATCATTTTACGAATACAATCCTTGTTAAATAAAGCCATCATTTGAGCGTACTCATTTGGCTTTTTAGAAGCGTCTAACGCACTCAATCCTTTTCCGTAAACTAATCTGCTAATATTGTTTATTATAGCGTTATTTGTTGTTGAATTTGTATATCTATCTATCAAAAATTGAAAGTAGTTATTGTCTTCTCCAAATTCCACCCACTCATCACGCTTAGATTCTTGAATTGTAGGCGTTGTGTAAGCACTTAAATTATGTATGTGTATATTACTCATAAACTATAAATTCATTTGTTGTAGCGTTGCTTGTATATTGTCCGTTGTTTACGCTGAATGTTACTATTGGTTGATCAGTACAAAATACTTTATCCCTGTATATTATTTCGCTATCATTAAAACAAGTTAATGTATAAAAATGGTTTTCTACTAAACTAAAAACGGCTTCTATAATTGTATAATAGCTTCCTTCAGTAGTAGTAAAACTTAAAGCGCTTTCAACATTTGTTTGTTCGTCTTTTAATACTATATCAGTAAGTGTTCCGCCTCTTGTAATTAAAGGGAAAGTTTGTTCTAATACATTTTCAGTTGTTAAAATAATCATCTTATATATTAAATTAACTTTTGCTTAATTTGTTTCATAAAAAAAGGGCAGCCAAATAGCCACCCTAATTTTAACCTATTAAAAAAGTATTAGTCAATAGTAACAGTTGCACCATCTAACAAAGTGATAAGTTCACCTTCAGTAGCACAATCTAAGAAATTTGCAGGGCTCATTTCTGCTCCCATAAATGTCAATCCGTAACCATTAAAATCACCCATTGCAGAACCACTTGAGATAGTACCTGCAGAAACATCCATTCCAAATTGTAAACCTGCAAGGAAGAATTGGTTCCCTCTAGTTCTTACAATAATGTTTGGTCTTCCGTAAGCTAACATCTTGATATTCTTGTGAGTTAATGGGTCTTGTCTTTTAAACTGAACTGTTAAAGTTTGCTCAAAGAAAGTTGTTCCGTTTTCTCTTGAAGAATTGATTGCAGTTTCAAAAGAGTTGTTACCTTTTAATTCGTATTTGAATACTTCAGTAACTCCGTTAATTGCAGTAATTTGGTCTTGGTAACCAGCAACAGTTGAATAAACGATGTCACCACCACCTGTTGAAGAATCTGGATTGTATGCACCAAAGTTGATAAAATAGATTGAGTCAAGTCCAGAAATTGAATCCTTGCATTGCTCTAATCTTCCGTTTAATATATCGCAGCTCATAATATATGTTTTTAAAATTGTTTGTAAATAAAAAAGGGAAGGCACTTTACCTCCCCTTCTCTTAATTTTTATTAGTTATTAGTTAGATGCGTTAACGATTCCGTAAGAAACTAAATCTTCAGCAAAACCGTATTTAGCGTCAGCAGTAAATCGCATAACAACTCTTACGTTTTCAGAACCATCAAGGTCAGCCATATCCAATACTTTAACTTGGTTCATATCATTTAATAAACCTGTACCAAAATAAAGATTAGAAGTTGGTGTTAACAAAGCAGTGTTAGCAGCTAATCCGTTAGCTAAAAATACACGAACTCCGTCAAAGAAAAGGTCTCCTAAAACTTGGTTTGTACCTTTGTTATCATAACCATTTGCGCCTACGCCCGCAGCAGCAAAACCGCCAAGCGCTCTTACGTATGCTCTGTAGATATTGTTAGAAACATAAAGAGTTAAATCTTCTTTTCCGTACAATGTAGCAGGAAGAGCGTCAACGATTTTTCCTAATTCAGTAACTACGTTAGCAGCAGTAACAGTAGTACCTGCAACTTCTTGAGCAGCAGGTTGTGAAGCTTCAGTTAACAATTGTGTCATAATACCTGCGAATTGACCTGCAGTAGCATTAACTCCTGTCCAGATTGTAGACTCCATTGCAGCAGAAACTTTTTCAGCAACGTGACCGATTAAGAAATCAGCAAAGTTCTTTGGTAAAGTGTCAAATGCAGAGTAACCCATTCCGATTGCATCCCAATCAGATTTAAAATCTTTCTTACAAAGTTGTAAGTTAACTTGGAATTCTTCAGGTTGAATAACTTTTTCAGTTAAAGTCAAAGTTGAAGTTGCAGTAAAGTCGCAAGAAGCATCTTTAACGATTCCGTCAGTTCCAACTCTTTTAAGAACTTGCTTGTATTTTACATTTGGAAGTACGGTCATTCCGCCTTTCTCTAATGTTGGTGCAGATAACAATGCAGCAGCAATGTATTTTCCTGCGAACTCACCTGCGTAAGTTGTAGTAATTGATGTTGTAGTAGCCATTTTTTAAAATGTTTGTTTAGTTAATATTATTTGTTAATTTTTTCAAGGATAGAATCCATAATTGTACGATTTCTTTTAGTAGCAATTTTGAACATTTCTACTTTAGTTTCGTTTTCTGGATTAAAAGCAATTGGCTTAACTTCTTCTGCAAGTTCTACGACAACGTCGTTTGTAGTTTCAACTGCTGAAAGTTTTTCTAATTGAGCTTTCAATTCAATATTTTCGTTTTTAAGTGTTTCGATTTCATTAAAGAATGTTTCTTTAACAATAGATTCAATAGTTTTCTTTGGTGTAGATACTTCTTCAGTAGCTTCAACAGGAACTTCAGGTGTAGTTTGTTCAGCAGGTGCAACTTCTTCTTCCATTGGTGCTTCGTTTACTGCAGCAATAATTCCTTCTACTTCTACAACTAAGATTCTTCCGTCTCCTAATTCGTATTCTCCAATTGGAACAGGTATCTTTTGCTCGTCAGGTGTGACAACAAAAACTTCGTTGTCCATCTCGAATTTGTCAGCTTCAATTACGGTTACTCCGTCAGCCATTTTCATATATTCTAATTTGATATCCATTCCTAAAAGAGTTTTGATCTGATTAATTACGCTTGTTTTCATATTTGTTTTGTTTTTATATTAAATTAAATTGTTTATATTTTGTTGTATTTTTAGCCGTTTTGACGTACTATTACTCTTGTTCCGTTATTAGTTGTTGTGTTTACACTTTCAGTGCCTGTTGTAGCTCCTATTCCTTGTGCTTGTAGACTACCATCACAACATTTACTTGAGTATGTTCCGTCTTTACATAAGCAACCACGCTTACCACCTTTTGGTGATGTTTTACTTGGTGTTTTCATTATCTATAATTATTTGTTTGATTTGGTTTATTAATTCTTCATCTTGTAAACTCATTTCTAATTTGTCCGCAAAGTAACCTTCTATTGAAAATCCTTTAACGCTTCCGTTTTTTACTTTAGCCCATACATCTTCGTTGTTTACTTTCATTGAAATCATCCAAGTTCCTACAGGTAAACTAAATCCATATTTAACTGATTTGTCGTGTTTCTCATCTTCAATAATCCAAGATTCTACAACTGTTAAACCTTTTAACTTTTGATTATGCTCGTATGTAGTATTGTTTTGATTTGAATTCATTAAGAATAACTCTGATGCTCTGCGAATCGTATCTTCACTAAAGAAGATGTAGTATTCTTCGTTTTTATCATTACGTCTATAAATTTGTTTATTAGGCACTAAAGCAGCACCCATTAAAATTTTCTTTTCAGTATCAATTTCTTTTAATTCTACTTCGTGTTTTGACAAGGCAATAAAGTTTTCTTCTATTGCGGGATTTTCAACAACTGAAACTGCATCAATTCCACTTAAAGAATCTTTCTCGTCAATAATAAGTTCTATGATTTTCATAATAATTAAAGTTAGTTTTTATTAAAGTGTTGCATTTTTCATTCTATTTCTATCTAACGCCTGTGCTGATGTAACTTCTCCGCTTACTACATAAGCTTGAATAGGTTGTTGTTGTAGTTGTGCAAGTTGATTAAATCCATTATTTCCTACAACGTTAAAGCTTGGAGATATAACTCCTCCACCTCCACCACCTGAAGTATCTATTCCACCCATATTACTACCTCCACCACCTGCAGAATCTCCACCTCCAAATTCAGTTTGTTTAATTTTTTTAACATTAATTAAACCTGCAGTAACTGCTGCTGCTGCTGCCGCACCTCCTAATACAGGACCAACTACAGGTATTCCAGATAAAGAGTTATAAGAAGAAACCGCTGATGAATAAGTATTAACCAATGCACCTGCAATATTAGCTGCTTTTTGAATTTTAAATGCTTTCAATTGTTGTGCTTCAGAATCTCCCGCGAATAATTCTGCTAAATTTGCAATGGTTGCAAATGTATCTTGTACTGCAGTTAATTTTTGTTCTAATGTTGCAGCCTCAATAACTTGCTTTTTTTCTTCAGTTTTAGTTGTTGTCTCTAAATCTTTTGCAGCGTATTTTTCTTGTATTGCTTTTAATTCTTCTTTTTGCTTTATTATTAATTCTTGTTCGAGTTTTGCATTATCACCTGCCAATGCAAATTTATCTTCGTAAGTTTTAACAAGCGCTGCAATTTCTTTTTCTTTTTCGCTATATGTCGCTTCTTCGTGTAGTGTAAATTGTGCATCTTCTTTTGTTATTTCCTCTTGTCTAAATTTAGCTTTTATAATCGCAATATCTTGATTGTATTTTAACTCAATTAATACCTTTGCATCTGCAAGTGCTTGTATTGCTGCCTGATCTTTTAAAGAGTTATCAAATGTTTCCTGTAATGCGTCTAAATCTCTTTGTTTTTTTACTTCTAAAAGTTGAGTTTCACTTTTTCCTACTTCGTTATTTGCAGTTTGCAAATCTTTTAATGATTGGATTAATGCTTCGTTAGATGCAGTGTTAGTATCTACTGCATCCCCTGTTTCAACTACCGCAGGTACAAATTGACCTGATAAAGAATTAGCCAATGCAAGAGATTGTTGACTAACCATTTTAAATGTAGCGTCAATACCTCTTATTCTTCCATTTAACCTTTCAACTTCTGCTTCAGTATCTCTAATGTATTTTGCATTCTTTGCTCTTTCCTGTGGACTGTTTCCTTTACCCATTCCTGAAGCATCAACATAGAAAGATTTATTCATTAAAATCATTTCCTTTTGTTGTAGCTGTTGCTCTACAATAGCTCTTTTAGTTTGTAGAGTTTCAGCTCTTGAATTTAAAATGCCCTGTGCAAACTTTTGTTTTTGGTATTGAATATAGTTTGCTAATGATGCGTTTAATTGATCTTGAAAACCTTTTTCACTACTCATATTTTTTAAAGTAGTTCCATATTCAGAATTAATTTTTTTAATTAAATTAACTCTTTCTTTGCTTCCGTTATTAGTTCCTTTTAATTGACTAATTAACATTGCATATTGAGATGTTTCTTTACCTATAAATTCAGCACTTTCTTTTTGAGTTTGTATTGCTTTTTTATTTGCCTCATCTCTTGATTTTTTAGCTTTCTCTGCTTTCTTTTCCTCATCAGTAGCTTCTCTTGTTGCATACATATAACCAACAATTGCTGCTGTAGCCGCTACCACTAAACCCAGTATTAATCCTATTGGATTTGCTTTCATTGCAGCATTTAAGCTTAATTGTGCTACTGCTGCACCTTCAGTTGCTACCGCTTCTGCACCTGTCGCTACTGCTACCTCACCTGCTACAACAGTTTGAACTTGTTGACCTGCAATAAACCTTAATAAATTTTGATAAGAATCAGAAATAACTCCACCTAATTGTTTAAATGAATCACGAGCTTCTCCTAAACCTTGAAGTCCTTGAGATAAAGCCATTGCAGATTGCACTTTAAGTAAAGTTTTTTGCACTTGTTCTCCTTCAACTCCAACCAAACCTAATGCACCTTCAAATGCTTGGAAACCATCTAAAACTCCACCTAATGATTTACTAAGTGCGTTAAACTTTGCATCAGGATTAAATGATTTAACTAAGTCAGCAGAATCTGCTATTTTATCTTTTAATTCACCTGCTCTTTTTGCAGCCTGTATAGCTTCTTTTGAAGTAGCACCATAAGCATCTGAAAGTTTTTGAACTTCCATTACGGCTTCCTTAAGTTGTGCTTTTAAACTCTTTGAGTTGTCTTTAATTTCTAATTCAACCGTTCTTTTTTCAGCCATTGTTTTTTAAGTTTTTTATATGTGCTTGTCTTCTTCCTTTCTCAATAGCTTTTTTAATAGTAAACGGGATTGCATACTTTCCCTTTGCTATTTCTATGCACTCGCCTTTGCCGTAAAACTTGTCAGTCATCAGCATTTGTATAATTAAATTTATCATTGTACTATGTATATTATTTCGGTTTCTATTTCTCCATTGTTGTATTCCCAATCAATACTCAAACTGCTTGTAAAAGTATCTTCTGCAGTTGCAGGAATTGTTATTGAAATCACTACATCTTCTTCAGTATATGGAATGTCTATCATTACATCAGCAGTTAAAGCAGTCATCGTTGCACTCTTAACATTATTAGGTAAACTAATTGGTGTTTGTATAGTGTCTCCAGAAGTTCTTGCAGGTAAAACTCTTATAGGTCTTACAGGTGCAAAATCATTTAACAAGGTAAAGTTAGCTTCGCCAGTGGTTAAGTCTAATTTCATTTCATTTATAATGTAACGCTTGTCTCTAATGATTACTCTATCATTTAATCTTATACCTGTTGTAAGTGAAATAGGTAAATTCGTCTTTACGCTTGTTAATCTATTTTTTAAATTAAATAAATTGGTTAGGTAAGGAAAATAATAAGTAGCAAATAAACTTTGTTGAATAGGTATATCTAAAAGTGTAGAAGTTTCAGGTGCAAAGTTTGAAGAATAATTTACATTTTGATAGTTTAAATCTTGTCCAAATGGAACATAAGTAGTTGCACTAATAATTGAAGTTCCGTTGTATATGTGATAAACTGCGTTTGTTTGTTCTCCTTCATATAATAAACAAGGATTAGGAACATAAGGTGCAAATGCAGCATCTAAACTATAACCAACTTGTAAATCAGTTCCTGCAAATTTATTAAATAGTAAATTCTCAAAAGGTTGATCTATTACAAATTCACTTCCATCATAGTTATATTCATAAGTTGTGTCTCCGTATTCTTTGCTAAATTGTTGTTTATAGTATTTATTCATAAAGCTATTAGAAGGTTGATATTTAAACTCTATCTTCTTGAATAGTTTTATTCGTTCTATATCTATTGAATCTACATCTGTATATTTAGTAATGTCTATAACCGCTCCTTTTGCGTACCAATCAGCTAATGGTTCTATTTGATAAGTATTTACATCAGTTGGATAACAAGTTAAATTAAATTCCTTTAGTATTCCTGCAAAGAAATCAGAGACTTTCATTTTAGGTGCTACGCTAGCTAAATCAGTTAACGCAGTTAATGTAATTGCGTTTGTATCTGCAGTTGTAAAGTCTTGGATTACACTTGTTATAAATGTTAAAGGGTCTTCAAATAATACGCTAACTCTATATTCAATTCTAAAGTCTAAAGTCATTGGTGAGTCACTTCTTACTTTAAAAGTTAAATTCGTGTTTAAGGCATTTGCATTTTGTATTGAAACTGGCGGAAAATTATGAACTGCATTATAGCTTAATGTTTGCCACAAGTTGCCGTCTTGGAAAATATCAATATAATAAGTTCCTGTTCCTGTTTGCGAAATAACTTTAACGGTTACAAAGTGTGTTATAACATCTTGTAAAAAAGATATATTTAAAGTATCAGTAGTTAAATTAAATGCAGAAGATAAATTGTATGCAAAAAAACTTGAAGTAGTTACGCTTGTAATATTTAAAGAAGAACTTTGTGTCATAAAATTAAACACATCTTTATTCTTCATCCATAAATACATATGAGTAAATCTTTTATCAGTTAAAAAAGTGCCATTAAAAGTTAATCCGTATTTTGCTTCAATTAAATCAAACATTTTAGAAATCTTAACTGCAGGAAATAATTCGTTGAAGTGTATGTGTCCACCTGCTGTATTAATTTTACTATTTGATAGCATATTAGGATCATACCAAGCAGGTAAACTTCCATTAGGTATTATTGTTCCGTACTGCCAAATTCTTTGTGAGCTTATTAATGGGTAGCGAACATCGTAATCGGTTGTTCCATCAGTTACTCTATCTACTACTTCTGCTCCTGTATAACTATGGTTTATTGAATCGTAATCTAAGTTGCTTAATAAGTCTTCCCCAAACTTATCTTTTAAACTAAGTACATCACCATAGAAAGTAACTTGATAGCTTTCTGAATCACCTTTTTTTACATTCGCCTTTTCAATGCTTAATTTACCTCGTCTAAAGAAAGTTAAGTCAATTTCTATAACTGCATTTCGTCTTTTGTTGTGATCAATAGTTGAATCTACATCCGTTTGGTAAAAGTGTTGAAATATTTGATTGTTAACATCAGAACAAGGAATACTAAACGATTGCGAAAAGTCGGTGAATACTTTTGATATATCAGCTATATTTTGTACTGAAGAATTTACTTCAATCTTTTCATCGTTGAATAATTCAAGTCTTCTTCCCTCTACAAGTATTTGTACTTTTCTTTGCATTATACTACTGAGTTTATAATATCGTTTGCAAATTCAAACTCCATTTGATAGTTAATCATTTTGTTGTTTATGTTCTTCTGAAGCTCCGTTGATTTCGTGTTTAGTTTTGCAGGTCTATTGTTTACCAGTATGCGTTCACTTAGCATTAATTGTTTTAAACTACTATTAAATGCCTCAGTTACAAATCCTGTATTTGCCTTTATAACTTCTCTACCATTTGCATTAAATACTGCTCTTTGTCCTTCAAGTTCTGAATAGTTTACTAAGTCAGATTGAAGTAAATTATACTCAGTTGAATCTATACCTATTGAAGTATTAGAAGCCTTAAAAAAGAATTCTCTTTGCCATCCTCCATAACGATTGATGAAGTCAACTACAACAGGTTCATATCTACATTCGTCATTTGGTAAGAATGTATAAGTTCTTAAAAGTGTATCTGAGTTGTCAAAGACTTCTACTTTATTTCCGTTTGCATAAGCTGCAGGATAAACTCTATAAATATCATAAACTCCATCTGCAGATATATTATTTACTGCAGTATTGCCTGTTCCTATTTCTGTATATCTAATATAATCACCACTTTCTAAACTCATTGTAATTATACCACCTCGTCTTGAACCCGTAGTTGAAGGATCAACTCCATCATAATGGTAGTGATAAATTCCTTCGTCTAAAAAGAATCTTCCTAAATCGGGATTCATTAAGTCAGTATAGTAACCGTAACCATCACTCCCATACAAAGTAGTTCCTGAAAGAAATACATAAGTTGATAAACCAACCTTTTTGTAAAGTCTTATTGCTACATTGCAATATTCTTTAGTTGTTGTTAAATCGTTATTTGTATTGTAATTATTATTAAAGTTTTGGTGCGAAATATATTCCCTAATATAAGGAGAAATGTTATAAGTGGTTTGCAAGTTATTTGAAGCAGGTATTAATTTACTCAAAGTGTATTGAGGCGAAGCAGGAACGCTACCTGTATTCCATAAAAATAATTCTACTTTGCTTCCTGTTTGTCCACTCTCGTTAATCTCTACTATATAAGGAGACCTTGCTGCTATAAATCTACTGCTCATTTCTTTTTAAAGTTTTCGTTCATTATTGTATTAAAAGTTTCAGTTGCATCTAATCCAAATGCGTCTATTAATTCATTAGGTAAATTTTTAAATGCTTTTTCAAATGGCTTAGTAAAAAATAGACTTGGTTTAATTCCTTTTTCTTTTATGCTTCTTGATATTGCAAATGCTAATCCTCTCTTTGATGTAAATCTTCCTTTGCTATTTCTTGGTACTATTCCTTTGTTCTTTATCCACCTTTCAATTGGTTCTACTGGAGGTTGTTTATTTGTGTATTTAAATGGTGTGTTATATCGTCTTTTCGTTCCGCTTACCCCTTTATCTTGGAAGAAGCCGTATTCCTCCATATCAAAACCCAATCTTATTGAGTTAGGCATTTCTTTAACATCGCCTTTAATTGAGTTGTACAACTTACTAGAAGACTTTTTGTGCATTCGTGTTAAGTTAGACTTCGCCTGTTGTATTACATAGTCTCTAAACTTCTCTAATGCTATTTGTCTTTCTGTTTTCATTAGCAGATGCTCATATCGTTAGGAATCAAAACATCAAAAGTCATTGTCCAACCTGCAAGTAAATTCTCAAATCTCTCGGTAAATGGTTCGCAAGTTGGGTTTCCATCTACTTGGTATAAGTCGCTATACATATCACCCCTTCTCATAAGCTCATAGGCACGATTTAAGACCACCAATTGAGTATTGAGTACATCTTGTTCATTATCGTTTCCTAAGTAGATATTAGTCACTTCGTCTTTTGACACGTCAACTATATCCATTGCAATTAAACTTACATTAAATCTAATTACGCTTCCTTCAAAAGTTGCAGTATTAACCATAATATGAGCTAAAGGAAAAATAGTTTGCTTAGCTAAATCAACTTTAAATATGTCTCCTTCGGTAACTGTGTTAACAAAAATATCAGCATCTAAATGAGCTTTAAGTTTGTCTATTATTGTGTAAAATCCGTTCATAATTTATCCTAATTGTTTACCTAATTCCTGTAGTAATCTATTTAAATCTTGAGTTCTTGAATCTATATTTGATTGCAAGTCTTTAATTTGACTATCTAATTTTTCTGATTCTTTCCTATTATCATCAAAACTTTTTTGCTTAGTATCTAATGTACTTTGCATTCTAATAATGTTACTCATTATATCAGTAATTTCTCTTGTCATCTTTTTAGTTTATTTAGTTGTCTTTGTTCTATTTCGTTTTTTTGTTTCTCAAATGTTAAGTAGGTAAGACATTTAAGTAATCCCATTCGGGTAACTTCGTCAAACTTAGTGATGTCTCCTTTAGCGATTGCATATATTGATTGATACCATCCCCATTGTTTTCCAAATTGAGTTGTTTCGCTAAAGTCGCTGATAGATTCTTGTTCGTCTTCACTTCCTTCTCCAAATAATCCATCGTAGCTAGCAATAATTCGTTTCCTAAACTCCAAAAAAAAACTGAACTACCAAGCACTACATCTAATGGTGCATACTTCATTAGTTCTGCAAATTCATCTGCTCCAGTGTATTGTTGAATCTCGTAAGTTTCTTCTCCTTTTACTTTTGCCTTTGCTTTTCTTTTGATTGGTCTGTACATAACCGCCATCGCTTTGTGGTATGTTTCCCAAGACTTAAGGTTGCTTTCTAAATCTACATATTCACCGAAACTTATATCCTCAAGGTTGGTTATAAATCCAAACTCAATGTCACCGATTTTAAAAGTAGGTATTAATTTAGGCGTATAAGAAAATAATTCGTTGAAGTGTAAGATCAACTTGTTAACTTCAGTCATTTTAAGATTAACGATTTCCTTTAGCTTAATTCCGCAGAATATCTCAATCATTTTCTGAGCCATAAACTCATCATCATTCGTCTTTTCACGCATCTTGATAAACTCCTGATAGTTGACTAAAGGAATTTCATTTAAACTTGTCGGTACGGTTAGTTCTAACTGCATATATATTAAATTAATTATTTTTCTTATTGTTATAAGCAACCACAAAATCGTATGCCTCACTTAACATTTGAAAGTGTATTCTCATTCTCATTAAATCGTCAAACACTATTTGTATTCGTCTTTCTTTCTTTTCAAAGATGTAGTTTTCAATTACTCTTTTCATTGCGTTTAAATCTACTTCTTCTGTCATCTTATGTTATATTGCCCATACATTGAGTTAATTCCTAATGTCTCCATTTCGTGGTATCTTACCGCATCTATTGCGTGATCATTTCCACCTGCAGGTTTATTTAATCTTTTACCTGTTTTGTCACTGTCCCAACAGTAAGCTCTTAATTCTTTAATTAGGTTTACACTTGATGAGGTAACCAAATATTCTTGTCCTTGCATTATCTGAATACCAAAGTTAATCGAGTCTTGCCCTTTTGTAACTCCCTTGATTGTTTTGCCTTGTCTCTTTATTTCTTCGATTGATTTCGGTTCACTGGAATCAGCATAAGCAATTACATTTGATTGGAGCTTCTTTGCAACATCTGAGTTTACCATTCCTGTTTGGTAGCAGATTTCGTTTAAGATTCTTTTGCCGTTGTAGTTGTAAACTTCTATTATAGTAGTAGGATCGTTTGTATATCCAAAGTCTAATCCATAACCAAGTAACTTTGCTTCTACAGGTATGGTATCAATTACTTTCCAATTAGAAAAGATTACACCTTCTAACATTCCTATTTCACCTAACCCATAAACTCTCCACCAATTAGCCCAATAACTACTTGTCGTGGCTTTTAAGCGGTTCTTTTCTATTTGAGATACTATTGCTTCATCAAGTGCTTCGTTATCCTTATACGTTAAAATTATGAAGTCAGTATCTAATTCGTCTTTTAGTTCAGTATGCACCCAAAACTCATTTGCAGGGTTGAAGTCTAAGTAAACTTCTTTTTTAGTTCTTATGGAAAGTTCGTTGTAAGATTCAAACTCAATGTTGTTACATTCGTTTATGTAAAGAATATCACGCCTTGCTCCCCTTAATTTAGATGAGTCATCAGCACTAAAGAATTCCATATAACTACCATTGCCGAATTCGTATCTGAGAAGTGATTTATTGAAGGAAGCATCAATGTAACGGTTTGTCCACTTCATTATCTTTAAGAAGTCTTTTAACGCACCCCTTCGAAGATGAGGTATTGATTCAGCAACTATGCTTATTTCAAGATTAGAAGTCTTGGTTGCCCTGTCAATTAACACAGGAATAATTCCAAAAGTTTTACCTGCTGAAGTTCCTCCTTGAATAATCTTAACCCGCTTTTTTAAAGCAAGGATTTTGTTAATCGCAGTTGTCCGTTGTAACATCAGGGAATAATGGTTGCTCTATGTTTGTGGTCTCAGTTCGTTCCACAAGGTTGTTTAATCGTTGGGTGATACTTGAGTTATATTGCCCTACCATACCGCCTTCTATTTGGTCTTTTCTGATTTCCTTGCGTATGTGTGTGCAGATGGGTAAAAAATCTTCGTAACTTTTATTCAAGTTCTTAAAATACTGCTCAATATAATAACCTTCCTTCTCAAGAATAAATATCTCAAAGCCTTCCAAAGTCAAAGGAACTTCTAAAGGTTCAGGTATCATATCACCTGTTCTTTGATTTAGATTGTATTTATATCTTGGGTTTTCTTTTACATAGTTCTTATACCCTTTGAATAGTTCATACATTGCTTCAGGTGATTCTATGTTTCTTGGTCTTCCTAGTTTAGCCATAATAGTTTAATTCGTGTTTTATTAGATTAATTGTCCTATATCACCTAACTCTTTTATCACATCAGGGTTGTTATCATAGTGCTTATTTATTCCAAGTTCTTTTACCTTTTCTATTTTAGCTTGGTTGCTTCCAGTTGCATAAACTCTTGAAAATAGAATACCTGCTTTGTTTGCTCTTGGTAACATTTTATCCTTGTTGTCTCGTGCTGAAATAATATAAACTAAAGCTCCTTTCTTTTTGTATTCAAGTGCAAGGTCTAATCCTTTTTGTGTGTCTAAAGTTCCATCAAAATCAAAGCTAATTTTTTCAGTTGCTAATTCTTGATAAGTGCTTTTGCAGATGGCAGCTCTTTGCTCCTGTGTATATTCTTTAATCATATTGTGATCACTCATACATCTTTGTAAGAAGTCGTTTTGTGATTCGTCTTTTTGTGGATTAGGAATTGGCATCGTCTTCTTTATATTCGTTATAAACTAATTTCATTTTGTTAACTACTTCACGCATACAAGAACCACAATTTGTCATTGCTTGGTTTTGTCTAAAGATACGGTTGTATATTTTAATTATTATCATTTGTTCACTTGGTCTTAGTGTATTCTTTTCAAGTAACTTTTCTTCGCTTATTATTTCGTATTCGTGTTGTTCTAAACAAAGAGGTCTTTCGTATCTAAACATCTTGTTTAACTTTTCTTTTCTTTCTTCGCATCCGCAGTCTTCACCTAATAACCATTTAGCAACTTTAGCTACTCCTGTAACTTCTAACACCTGTTCTACTGTATCTCCTAATCCTTCAGCTTTCTTTCTTGGTCTGCCCATAATATTTATTTTATTAGTTCGTAATCTCCGTTCTTGTAATCTTCGTAATTTTCTCCTACTGATTCATTAATTCGTGTTTTGCATTGTTTGATAGTGTGGAATATAGAAGTAACACTTATTGACGTTTCTTTGCTTATATCTCGCATAGATAAATTAGTATCTTTGTATAGTTTAAATAGCTTTTGATCGTACCAATGCCAGTTTGTTATTTCTTCATCTAATACATCTAGTATTTTTGAATAAGATTCGTGTTTTAGTTCCTCGCTTGGTTCTTGTTGAAGCATTGCAATATGTTCTAAACTCACCTTAGCCATTTTACCCGACTTTCTCAAGTGCATTAAGAATGTATTTCGTAAACTCAACCACATATAAGTCTTATTTATTTTGCCGTTGTTAAACATCTTTTCCTCGCTGCTCCATTTCATCAGCATTATATAAGTTTCCTGTACAATGTCTTCAGCAAAGAAATCTTCACCAAATGAATTGACTATTCTCACCCATTCTTTATGCTGCTTTGCAACTTCGTTTAACCATTTCATAGAGTAAACTTATTCTTATTTGATTAGTTTCTACGCAAATATATAATTAAGTTTTCAACAAACTGTTATTAGTAACAAAAAACCCCTAATTAAAGGGGTCTAATACTTGATCTAAATTAACTCGGTAAATGTACTTATCTAACTTCTTTGCTGTCTCCAGACTTACATCTTTGCCTTGCAGAAACCTGTC